GTAATTTTTGATGATGATATTTCTGTGTCAGGAAATACACATTTAGGTGGTACTGTAACTGTAGGAGGTGCTGCTCAATTAGGATCAACTTTATCGGTAACAGGAGCAACACATTTAAAAAGTACAGTAAGTGTTGGAGGAGATGCTACCTTTGCAGAAAAAGTTTGTGCTTCTGCATTCTATGGTGATGGTACAAATATTACAGGTATACCTATTACAGGTAACATATCAGTTTCAAATGCACAAATAGGTGGTACATTAAAAGTATCTTCTACTGCAACTATAGAGGGTGCTGTACATTTAAAAGATACATTAAGTGTAGGAGGTGCAACACATCTTGCTTCAACATTAACAGTAGCAGGAAATACTACATTAACAGGAACTCTTGGAGTAGGTGGAGCAGTTAATCTTGCAAGCACACTAACAGTAGCAGGTAATACATCATTAGCAGGAACTGTATCTGTAGGAGGTGCAGTTAATTTATTAAGCACAGTTACAGTATCAGGAGCTGCAGGATTTTTAACTACAGCTAGAGTATCAGGTAATGCAAGTATTGGTGGCACA